TTGACGTCACCATCATCGAAGAAGCCGAGGACTTGCCCGAGACTTCTTGGCTGGCTCTTGAGGCAACGGTTTTTAGACAGCCCAAGTCTGAACTGATCGCAATTTGGAACCCGCGCGAAGAAGGTAGCCCTGTTGACCGACGGTTTAGGCAAACTCCACCGGACGCATTGCTATCAGCTGAAGTGCAGTGGAAAGACAATCCATTCTTCCCAGAGGGGCTGCGCGAACTCAGGGAGCGTGAGCAGCGCCGCCTTGATCCAGCCACATACGCTTGGGTTTGGGAGGGAGCCTACAGGCAAAACAGCGATGCGCAAGTGTTCGGCAGCAAGGCGCGCGTTGAAGCATTTGAGCCGAACGCAAGCGTGACGGCTTGGCAGGGACCATTCTACGGAGGTGACTTTGGCTTTTCACAAGACCCGACAGCAGCGGTGGAATGCTGGATCAAAGGAGATGACTTCTACATCCGCCGGGAGGCGTTTCGCACGGGCTTGGAACTGGACGACACCGCGCCGTTTGTTACTGGCGAGATACCGGGCTTTGAACGGGAAGTGAGCCGATGGGACAGCGCCAGGCCGGAAAGCATCAGCCACTTGAACCGGCATGGGCTACCAATGGCGCGGGCCGTTACCAAGTGGCCGGGTAGCGTTGAGGACGGCATTGCGTGGCTTAGATCGTGGGGGTCTATCGTAATTCACCCAGATTGTGTTAATATGCAACGCGAGGCGCGGCTTTACAGCTACAAGACAAACGAGAACGGCGACGTGACAACAAAGATTATTGATGCTCACAATCACGGCTGGGACGCTGTGAGATATGCCGTGCAACCCATGATCCGGGGCGGCTCGGACCAAGTATTCGGAGTGCTTTGATGGTCTGGCCATTTACCAAGCGAGAAGAAAAAGCGCACCCGGCGGGCAGCGCATTGATGATCGGCGGCGGGCCTGCATGGGCGCGTAAAGATCAATCACAGCAATACATCACCGAGGGCTACCAGCTAAACGTCATTGTTTTTCGTGCCGTCAACGAGATCGTCAGGGCGGCAACTTCGATCAATCTCGAACTCTACAACGGCGATGACGTGGTGGAGCAACACCCCGTTCTGGATCTTCTAAAGCAGCCAACACCCGGCGGAACCTATCAGACATGGCTGACCGAAATGTTGGTCAACCGTATGCTGTTCGGAGAGATGGCCGCAGCGTCGGACAACCCGCGCCAGCCTGCCGAGATATGGCCGTTGATGCCGACGAATATTGCAATCATCCCTGGGTCGTCTGGTTTGCCGAGGCAGTACGTCTACGAAGTCAACCGCAAGAAAACGACCTTCGATGTTGACCAGATCACGGGAAAGTCTGACCTGCTGTTCGTCAAGACCTACAACCCGGCTGACTATTGGCGCGGGCAATCACCGCTCATGGCCGCAGCAATCGCGGGCGACACGCACAACGCCGGGATGCGGTGGAACTATTCGCTGCTGAAGAACAGCGCACGGCCTTCGGGTTTGATCCGGTTCAAAACCGGCTATCCGTCGGGCGAGATGATCCAGCGGATGCGTGAATATTTCAAAGCGCGTATGCAAGGTTCGGAAAACGCAGGCGAGATACCGATGTTGGCCGACGATGCTGAGTGGCAACAGCTTTCGCAGTCAGCACGCGACATGGACTTCTCGAATACCATGCGCGAAACGGCTAAATATATCGCCGCTGCAATGGGCGTTCCCCTGCCCCTGATCGACAACGACGCCAGCACGTTCAACAATCTCGAACAGGCGAAAGAACGCCTCTACACCGATACCGTTATTCCGATCATGAATGACGTGCTGTCGGCGCTCAACAACTGGCTGTTGCCGCGCTATGGCGACGGGCTGGAATTGCGGCTCGATCTGGACACCATCCCGGCTCTTGAGGCGCTCAGGGAGCGCATGTTCAACCGCGCGGTGACAGCATACCGAGAGGGCTTGTTGACGCTACAAGAGGCGCGGACGCTTATGGGCTACGAGCCAGAAGCCGAGGGCGAGTTTAAGCCAACACCGGGCAGCATGTTCGATATACCAGCGGACGACATCAAGGCGCTGGCCTACGGTCTGGATCATGGCTAACCCGGCATTCATCCGACACAGCCCGGAACGTGAGGCGGCAATTCAACGCCGACTTCTCGACGTGGCAGAGGGCCGCTTTCGTCGCAAGATTGCCAAGGTGATCCGAGAAGAAAGCGAGCAGCTTGTCGCCAAGTATCGCGAGTTGGGCTATGTGCCAGCGCCAACAGATGACGACTTTCGCGCGTTCCGTGATGTGTATTTCGACATCGGGCAGGTCACGGCACGGGCGTTCGGCTCGCGGATCGTCACGCAGGGCAAGGCGGCTGGCCTGATACTGGAAACCAAGATCAGCTTCACCGACCTGTTCCTATCGCTAGCAACGCAGTGGGTGAGCCTAGAGGCGATCCGACGGCGCATCACCAGCGTGACCGAGACAACGCGCGAGCGGATCGTGCGACAGGTGGCAGACGGCCAAGACGAAGGCCTAGGCGTTGACGCTATCGCCAAGCGGATCAACAAGGCCGTGCCGAAGATCAGCCGCACGCGGGGCGCGTTGATTGCGAGGACCGAGACGCACGGCGCGGCAAACTATGCCATGCACGAGACGGCCAAGACGACCGGGCTTGATCTGGTCAAGGAATGGGTGAGCGTCGAAGATGCCAGGACGCGGCGCTTTGGTGATGGCGCAGAATACAACCATCTCAGAATGAACGGCCAGCAGCGCGAGATGGACGAGCCGTTTGCCATGCCGTGGATCAAAGGGCCGGACCTGCCGATCATGTATCCGGGCGAGGCGGGCAAGCCGGGAGCGGCGACTATCAATTGCCGTTGTGCATCTATCCATCGCGTCAAGGGGTTCTAGGCGAGACTTTGCAACTTTGCAGTTTCGTGTTATAGAGTTTGCAAAGGCCGTCGTGAGACGTCCGAAGCCCTTAGATGGAGCATTACATGCTGCGCAAAGACGGCGGCGAACCGCTGGAAACAAAGCTGGCCTCCCTTGAACTCAAGGTTGAGGGCAAGAGCGACGATTACCTGACAATTTCTGGCTACGGCTCTGTCTTCGGAAACGTGGACAAGGGCAACGATATGGTCATGCCCGGCGCGTTCAAGGCGTGCATCGCTGAGGGCCGTAAGCCCAAGATGCTTTGGAACCACGATCCGTCGCAGCCGATTGGCGCGTGGGATGAGATGGCCGAGGACGAGAACGGTCTGCGCATGAAAGGCCGGATCAGCCGACGCGGTAAGGCAGGCGAGATTGCCGACCTGATCGAGATGGGCGGCATCGAAGGCCTATCCATCGGATACCGCACTCAAGAATACGAAATGGACATGGACGATGGCGTCCGAAAGCTGACCAAGCTGGACCTCTGGGAAACCAGCGTTGTCACGTTCCCAATGAATGAGATGGCCGGCATCTACGCGATGAAGGCCGAGGACATTACGCAGCGCCAGATCGAGCGCGCGTTCAAGGATATGGGCTACTCGAACCGCGTGGCGAAGGCCATGGCGGGTGGCGCATGGAAGGGCCGGGATGAAGTGCTACGGGACGTAGCCGCACCCAGTCCTGAAGTGGATCAACGGGACGTTGACGAACTCAAAGCACTTTTGACTGAAACCCTGCAAAGCATAGGAGGACGCAATGTCTGATTTTGCAGAAATCAAAGGGCTTGTTGAGAAAATCAACCCGACCCTGACCGAACTTCGTTCCGAAGTCGATGCCATGAAAGCATCCGCACCGAAGGACGTTGTGACCGAAGAAAAGCATCAGCGCATGGCCGACGAAGTGGCCGCGAAGATGGAAGCACTCCAGGCCAAGCAAGCCAAGCTGGAAGCGGCAATGAACCGTCCCGGCGCTGGCGAAGCCAAGGGCATGGATGCTGATCTTGAGCAAAAGCACCGCGATGCGTTCAAGCAGTATATGGCAAACGGCACCCTGCCCGAAGGCTTCAAAGCCGGTTCGGAAGGCGTTGAAGTCAAGGCCATGTCCACAGACGTGAACCCGGACGGCGGTTATCTGGTTCGCCCGGAACTGTCTGACACCATCATCACCCGCGTTTTTGAGACATCGCCGCTGCGTCAGGTGGCAAACGTCGAACGCACAGGCGCAAAGAGCATCGACATTCTGATCGACGATCAGGAAGCCGCCGCTCGCTGGGTCGGTGAAGGCGCATCCGGCGGCCAGACTGACACGCCGCAGCTTGCTCAGAAGGTTATCGCCGCGCACAAGATCGAAGCCGATCCGCGCATGACAACCGAGATGATCGAGGACAGCTATCTTGACGTTGAAGCATGGCTTTCTCGCAAGGTCGCGGACAAGTTTGCCCGCACGCAGAACACCGCTTTCGTTTCCGGCGACGGCGTTGGCAAGCCTCGCGGCTTCCTGACATATGCGGCGGCTGCAACGGCTGGCACATATGAGCGCAATGCAATCACGCAGATCAACATGGGTTCCGCTGCTGCGCTGAACTCTGATGGTCTGATCGAGGTGCAAAACGCATTGAAAGAAGAGTACCAAGCGGGCGCGGTCTTCGGCATGAAGCGCACCACATTTGGCGCGGCCCTGCAACTCAAGGGCAGCGACAACTACTTCTTCTCGCCGGTCTTGCTGCGTGACGGTCAAGCATCCATCCAGCTTCTCGGCAAGCCTGTTGTCTTCATGGATGACATGCCTGCGGTTGCGGCAAACGCACTCAGCGTCGTTTATGCGGACTTCTCGACCGCCTACACGATCCTCGACCGCGTTGGCTTGCAGGTGCTGCGTGACCCGTTCACCAACAAAGGCTTCGTCACATACTACACCACGCAGCGCGTTGGTGGCGACGTGACCAGCTTCGACGCAATCGTTATCGGAAAGGTGGCAGCGTAATGGCTCAGTTTGATATGCGCAACAACGCGGAGTTTGGCTTGGGCCTCTCCGCTACTCTGTCGGGTACAACCCCGGCGGCTGGCGACTGGATCGACATGCAGGGCTGGGAGGGTCTGACCTTCACAGTGTCCACGGGTACAGTCACCGACGCAGGCACCACATCGGGCTTTGCCTTTGAGGTGCAGGAAAGCGACACGACTGCGGCGGCTGATGCTACTGCGGTTGCAGATGCTGACCTGATCGGACTGGAAAGCGCGTTGACCGTCACCGACGATACTGCCGACGATACGCTCGTTGGTTCCATCGGCTATCGCGGCGGCAAGCGTTACGTGCGGATCGTGGCAACCGGCACAACCGGGACTGATGCAGCCGTTACCGTTCACGCCCGCAAAGACAAGGGCGCTGTGATGGGTACGGCAACCATCGACGCTGGCACAGCCGCAACCTGATCTTAGCAGCGGGCCGCTACGGTGGCCCGTCACTAAGCGCAGGGGTATCCAATGACGAACATCAACTGGTCTGAATTGGTAGACGCCACCGAGGACAACAAGCGCTCAGCCGACATGATCATTCGCACGGATGATGGCAAAGAGCGCCTTGCACCTTACAACGGCGGCTGGATTTACCTGCATGACGCCACGCACACAGTGGACAATAAGCAATCCATCACAGCCGACACGCTCACGCACCTGACGATTGACGGGCAAGCTGCCGACAGCACAACCGACTTTCGTCGCGGTATTGGTCTCGACATATTCGGCAATAGCACCTTGCAGCCGTTTGCGACTGGCGAGACGTACAACATCAACCTGACGTTTCGCATCAGTAAGAGCAGCAGCACCGCGACATTCGCTGAGATCGACGTGGGTATCGGGCAAACCTATTCGGACATCATCGCCCGTGATCGACGCGCATTGACCAAGGGCAGCGGCATCACCGACTTCCTGTTTTTCAACGGAACGCTGTTCGTGACCGAGCCATTTGCCCGCTATGGCGCGCGGTTCTTTATATCGTGTTCCGAAAATGTTACCATCTGGGACAAGGCCATCTTTTTACAGAGGACGCACAGCCCATGACCAAGGTCAAAATCCTGCGGAACTTTCCTATCTCGCTGGACGGCATCACCGTGCAGACATGGGCGGCTGGCACCGAGCGCGACGTTGACGACGCGACGATGGCTTTGCTTATCAGCGAGGGCGCTTGCGAGATCGTCACCAAGGCCATGCCAGCAGCGCCTGAGAACAAAGCCCGTAAGCGGAGCCGGAAATGAGATACAACCGCAAGTCCGTTTCGGTTTCGGCATCGGCAGACAGCCCCGCCGTTTCGCTGGCAGACATGAAGCTGTTTTTGCGCGTTGACGGCGCAGGCGATGACGACATCATCACGGCCTACATCGCCACGGCTACTGAGGCGGTGAAGCAGTACCTGCGGCAAGCTATCCTGACTGAGACGTTTGTATTCAAGGCGGACGGCTTCACAGACGCTTACGGCGATGACCGCCTGCTGGCCTTGGGGCCGGGTGTGCATACGGCATCGCGGCCATATATCCTGGGCGGTGGTGAAACACTGGATCTTCCCTTCCCTCCGCTGCAATCCGTCACCAGCGTTGTGACCTATGACCGGGGCAACAACGCAAGCACATACAGCGCATCGCGTTACGGGGTGGATGCAGAAAGTGGACGCATCTATCTGAACGAGGGCGAAACCTGGCCGAGCGATCTGAGGGCGCAAGACGCAGTAGAGGTGACGTATGTCGCGGGCTATGGATCGGGCAGCATTCCCGCGCCTATCCTTGAGGCGATCCGGCTTTATGTGTCGTCGCTCTATGACGGGACGTGCGAAGGCATCAACATGCAGATGAAGGCGCTGTTGGCACCGTACCGGCGCGCTGACGAACTGGCGTTCTGAGATGGCGAATTGCTGCACATCATCCAAATACAATGCACGCGATCTGCGCGAGGCAGTGACTTTCGAGCGCGTGACGAATACGACCGACAGCTACGGCGCGCGGTTGCAGGCGTGGGAAGCAATTACAGGCGCGCCAACGCGGGCAAAGGTTGATCCCATGTCAGGCGGCGAGCGTTACGCATCGGCGCGAACTGAAGCCACGTCAACGCACAAGATCGTTGTCCGGTACTTTGCCGACCTGACGGAAAAGGACCGCGTTGTTATTCGTGGCCGCGCGTACAATATCCGTTTCATTGCGAATGTGGACTTTGACGACAAGTGGCTTGAGATCAGCGCAGAACTTGGGGCGGCGGTATGACCGTTACGCTACGCCTTGAGGGGTCCAAGGAATTGCAAGCGGCATTGCAGCGGGCAACTGGCGAAGTGCGCGAGGCGGTATCTAAGGCCGTGATCGGCACGGCTCTGGAATTGCAAGGCGATATTAAACAAAGCATCGCGCGTGGGCCAGCATCGGGCCGGACATATGAGAAATACAGCCCGCGCCGAACACATACGGCATCCGCGCCGGGACAGCCGCCGATGACCGACACGGGGCGACTGGTCAACAGCATTGAGTTTGACAGGATCGGCGATCTGACCGCAACCGTTGGCAGCAAGTTAGTTTACGCACCTTGGCTGGAATACGGCACAAGCCGCATGGCAGCGCGTCCGTTCTTTCGTCCGGCAGTCGAAGAAATCGGCCCCAAATTCATGGCACGTCTTGAGCGGGCAATAGGCGAGGCGATCCGATGAACTTTGCAGCCGTATCACAGGCCGTGCGGGCGCGTCTGGCAGGCGATGCAACGCTATCTGCGCTAGTGACTTATGTTGGATATGACAAGCCACAGGACGCGCGACCGGAAAGCATGGTGCCTTTCCCCTACACCGTGATCGAGGACGTTGCAGGAACCGCTTGGGATACCAAGACCAGCGACGGTGGAAACCAGCTTATTCAGGTGACGACATACGCGCGCCCAACGGCAAGCCGGAGCGCGGTGGACATTGCCGACGCTGCGGCGCAAGCGGCATACGACGCGCTGCACAAGTTTGATTTGGTCATAGCGGGATCAAATACCGTAAATTGTTTGTTCGAGGAAAGCCCCGGCAACATTCCCGATCCAGACGGGTTTACGCGCTACAGGCCGATGACTTTTCGCGTGACTTACGATGACGGCACCTAGACTTTGCAGGTTTGCGGGTCTGTGATATAAGTTTGCAAAGCCAATGAAAGGGCAAGACAATGGCAGCAGAAAGCGGGCGCGATCTTCGGATCGAATATGCGTCAGACGGAACAACCTTCGCAGTCGTGGCAGGTGCGCGCACCGACAGCCTGACGTTCAACAACGAGATGATTGACATCACCGACAAGGATGATGCGGGCGTGCGCACCATGCTGGATGACATCTCGCTGAAGAGCATGTCACTGTCATGCACGGGCGTTGCGACCGAAAACACCTTTGCGGCTCTTGCGGCAGCGGCGGCATCTGGCACCGCGCTCCATACGTTCCGCGTCGCGTTTGGATCGTTTGCCACCTACTCGGGCTCGTTCTTCATCACGTCGTTTGAAGCGACCGGAGAACAGGCTGACACAATCACGTTCACGCTTTCGCTGGAAAGCAGCGGCGCGATTACGGCGTCCTGATGAGCGTTTTTCGTGAAGTCCGCATCGAACTGGACGGCAAAGAGTATTGGTTCACGCCGTCCAACAAGTTTCTGCGCAGGATCGACGCTGGCCTAGCGCCGCAAACGCTGTTGGGCGTTGTAAGCACGATGGACGGCAAGAACGTGCCGCTTCCTGCCCTTGCCTACATCATCTCGGAGATGGTGCAGGAAGGCGGCGGCAATGTTGACGAGGACAGCGTACTGTCATCGCTCTATGACGATCTGACCAACAACGGCGGAAACGGCATCGGGCCGCTTGTGCAGTGCATTGGCGATTGCATCACGCCACCGGGCGCATCGGAAAAAAACCTACCAGCCCCGGCGCAAACCGGGGGCAAGATCAAGAAAAAGCACCGACGCGCATAGACTGGACCGGGATGTATGTCACGGCGCGGTCATGGGGCATACAGCCCGGAGAGTTTTGGGCAATGACGATGGTTGAATGGTTTGCTGAGGCTCAATTCCACCAAAGGCAAAACGAAGGCCAGAAGCCCGTTAAGGGACACCTTTCCGAAGCCGAGATTGATCGGCTTAAGCTGTTGATCGAGGATTAAGGCCATGCTTCCCAAGATAGCTGTTGTTGTCACCGCAGACACAAAGCAAGCCGAGGCTGGCCTTGATCGGGTCCAGAAGGAGCTGACGCAAACGGGTGATGCCGCAGTCAGGGCTAGGAACCGCACAAACGAATTTAGCTCAAGACTAAGCAACAACGTATCAAGATCAAGGCGCTTTCAATTAGGTGTTCAAAACGCATCGTTTCAGATGGCCGACTTTGCAACTCAGGTTGGCGCTGGCACATCCGCAAGCATTGCTTTGGGCCAGCAGTTGCCGCAGTTGCTAGGCGGCTTTGGCATCCTTGGCGCGGTCTTGGGTGCCGTTGTTGCCGTTGCGGTGCCGTTGACACGGGCCTTTCAAGGCATGTCTGAGCAGGGCCGGGACTTTTCCGAGGTCTTGGGTGTCTTGTCACCATTGGCGGGTCAGCTTGCGAGTGCGTTCCAGACCGTCGCTGATGTTGGCGTGCAAATGGCCGAGGTCATCATCAACAACCTTGACCGCATCTTGATTACGGCGGGCGTTGTGGCCGGGTTCTTTGCGGCGAAGTGGGTCGCGGCATTTGTTGCTGCAAGGGTGGCGACGTTTAGCTTGGCGGCGGCTCTTGCGACATTGCGCACGGCTCTAATCAGGACGGGCATTGGGGCCGTTGTCGTTTTGGCGGGGGAAGCAGTTTATCAATTTACGCGGCTGACGCAGGCAGTTGGCTCTATTGGTGAGGCAATGGGCCTTTTGGGCGACGTTGCTGTTGAGGTGTGGGGTCGCATCAAGGGTGGCGCGGCGGCTCTTGGCGCTGCTCTAAACTCGACATGGCTTTCTGTTCAGGCTGGATTTATGGATATGATCGTATCCATACAGACTGCATGGTCTGACATGCTTTATAATCTTGGAGCAGGTATTGGAAACATTCCTGGGCTTGAAGGTTTGGGCAACAAGATGATGGGCGCAGGAAACGACGCGCTTCAAGCTGCCGTTGGGTCTGGCGGAACGGCGGCAACTGCGGCTGGGCTAAGGTCAGAGGCCACAGCCGAAGGTGAAAGGGCCGCTGGCTTGTTTGAAGGGCTATCCGCTCCACTTGAAAGTGTGCAGAAAATTCGTGATCTTCTGGCATCAATCAAGGATGAGCGCATCACGCTGCCTGACCTACTCGGCGTTGGTGCGGATGACACTGGTGGCGGCGGAAAAGGCAAAACGCCGCTAGAAGAACAGACTGAGGCGCAAATTGCATCGTTGCAGGCATTGAAAGACCAAGGACAAGCCACATGGTCGGCACTTGGGTCATTTTTGCAGCAATTCGCAGGTAAGAGCAAAGCTGCTGCCATTGCAGCAATCGCAATTCAAAAGGGCTTGTCTATCGCTCAAATTATGGCCAACAGCGCGGCAGCAGCAACGAGGGCGCTTGCCGAGTTGGGGCCGATTGCAGGTCCGCCGGTTGCGGCAAAGATGATCGCATACGGAAAGCTGCAAGCTGGCCTTGTTGCGGCTACAGGACTGGCTCAGGCAATGTCTGGCGGTGGTGGTGGCGGTGCAGGCAGTGCAGGCGGCGGAGGAGTTGGCGTCACACAACCCGCACAGCCACCACAGCCAACGCAAACCGTTGCAATCAACCTGCAAGGCGACACGTTCTCGCGTAGCAGTGTCGAGGGCTTGCTTGAGCAAATCCAATCGCAGCTAGATCGGGGCGGAAGGCTGGTATTCTCATGAGCGTTGTCATTCAATCGGGCTTCACTGGCATTGCCGAGCCTATCGACCAGCCGCGCATTGGTTTCGACGCGCACAGCGCCACAGGGACGGCCACCAGCAGCGCAAGCGGCTATGACCCGGCATGGGTGACGGATGGTGAGACATGGAGCGTGTGGCGGGCTGGTTCTTCGTCGTCAACGCTAACCCTGACATTCAGCAGTCAAACCGTCAGCTATGCGGGCTTGGCAGCGCATAATCTGGGAAGCATCGGGGCAACCGTCACATGCCAAGTCGGAGGCGTGACGGTCGGCAGCATCAGTCCGACCGATGACAGCGCGATCATGTTCCTGTTTTTTCCTAGGACAACGACAACGGTGCAGTTTGTCATTACGGGTGGCGTTGCGGAGATTGCGGTTGCCCAGGCTGGCGAAGTCTTAGAGATGCCTCGCCTAAGTGTCTATACGGGGCTCGGTATTAGCGAAAGCAAGCAGGTGCGATACCGTCACCAGCAAAGCATCACAGGCGACGTTCTGGGCCGCGCGGTGGAAGGTGCCGATCTGCGCTTTGACCTGACCGTTCAGAACTTGCCTGAGACATTCCGGTCCGCGTCTGGTGACATCACATGGTCGGGCTTCATCAGCCACGTTGACAACGTAGGGCCGTTCTTTATTGCCGCCAAGCCGTCTAGCTATCCTGACGATGTTGCCTACGCGCGGGCAACGGAGAGGCCAAGGTTCAACCGCGAGCGGCCTAACGCCAGCAACGCGGGCGCTGTCACGTTTCAGTGCATGGGGTATGCAGCGCCATGACCAAACCCGTCCAAGTAATTGAGCTACGCCAGAAGCGATGCAGCTTGCGCTTTGGCGTTGGCGCTTGCGGTGCCGTTGGTGAACCCAAGTGCTTCCAGACGTATGAGACCTGCAAGTTTCGCAGTGCGTTTAATCAATCGGGCGGCTTGTCTTGGTACTTTCATCGCCCCGGCGATCCGGTTCCGCCGACAGCGGCCTTGCCGTTTGAGAACTTCGTTTACCCGCCATCCATTCCGATTTTGCAAACGGTTCGAACTGAGGCAACCCGGCTCAACATCGGGGCCGTGCGCGAGGGCGAAAGCCCGTTCGGTCTTCGCGGCACGATCAGCGTCACGCTGGAGGACTTTGAGTTTCGCAATCAGTTTGGCGACTTCTACGCGGACGAGCGCACCGTGCGGGGCAGCTTGGGGCGCTTGCTTCTGGCGTGGATTGGCGAGGCGGTGCCGCAGCTTGAAATGTATCTCTACACCGGGACGGGCGATGACGCCGCCCTAACTGACATGACCGTCAGGCGCTATGACGTGACGAACATCAGCCCGCCATCGGGCGGGACGTGGACGATCAGCGCGATTGACCCTCTGGGCAGGGCGGAGCGTAAGAAGGCGCAGTTTCCACCCGCGACTGATCTACGCTTGCAAGCCAACATCAACGCGACACAGACCGCAATCAGCGTGAGCGGCTTGGAAGCTGACGTAAGCAAGTCAATGGGCAATGACGGCTTTTTCTATGGGCGCATCGGGTCCGAGGTGATCCGCTATTCAGGCTACACCGGCAGCGCGGGCGTATGGGCGCTCACAGGCGTTGTGAGGGGCGCACTGGGAACGCGGCAAGGCAACCACAGCCTAGATGACGGCTTGCAGCGCGTAGGCCACTACAACCGCGCGCTGTATTGGGATATGGTCTATGACCTGCTGACCAATCACACGACGATTCCTGCAAGCCTCATTCCCTACAGCCGAGACGGCGAAGAACCGACATGGGAAAAGGAGGGGCAAGGCTACCTGTCCACCTTGCGCGGTACGGGCACATTCACCGAACCCCGCGCCGTGTCGGAAATATGCGCCGAGGCAATGCGCGACGGCATGTTCTCGATTTGGTGGGATGAGCGGCAACAGCAAATCCAAATGCTTGCCAATCGCCAGCCGACCGAAACCCCGGTAGAAATCACCGAGCGCAATGCGATTGTTTTGAGCGCGATCAAGCGCACGCCGGACGACCGCAGAACGCGGGTGACGATTTACTATGATCGGCGCGATCCGACGGAAAGCCTGACCGATGGCAAGAATTACGCCAAGCAACGCATTCGGATTGATGCGGAGGCCGAGGGTCCAAACTTTGCCGATGGAACCGTGCGCAATCTGGTGTGGTACAGCCCGCTTGTCAGAACTGACCTAAACGCGATCTTGGTGCAGGCGGCGTTCCTGATCCGCTACCGTGAGACGCCGCGCTACATCGAACTGACCCTATCGGCCAAGGATAGCGGCTTGCGCGTGGGCGACGTTATCAGCGTCACCAGCTATGATGAAATCGACACGCTGGGCAATCCGATCACCGCGCCTTGGCAGATCATCGAATGGGAGGAGCTTGAACCGGGCTTTTCCTATCGCGTCTTGGCGCAGTCGTTTATCCTGTTTGAACGTCCGGCCTTCATCATGGCAAACGACGCGCCGGACTTTGCGACCGCGACGGATGAAGAAAAAGAGAATGCGTGTTACATTACCGAGAACGACGGCACCATGCCGGATGGCTCGACGGGCTACGTGATCCAGTGAGGAAATAAGATGGCAGATTGGACAGACCAAGACACCGACAGCCTGCTACCGGGCGAGCCGTGGACGAGCGCCAAGGCTCTTGCGGCGTTTGAGAACCCGGTTGCCTTGGCCGAGGGTGCGGCGGGCGCACCGAAAATCCAGACTGCGGCCTACGACAACAACACTGTCAACGAAAACGCGATGAAGGTGCTGCAATTTTCGGACAGCGGTACCGTAAGCGCGAGCGGCTCTGTTACTTTTGAAATTCCCGGCAATCTGGTGTTTTTGCCGCGTGTATCTGGGAGTGACATTGAGGCCGTATTGGCAAATGGGCAGATCAAGATAAAAAATATAAGTGCAGACGATACTAAAACTTATTCCATTTCTTGGTATCGGATCATCCCATGAGTTTCTTCTATATCCGCGTGTGGGTGGACGGCTCTGATATTGTTTCCGTAAGCACTGGCGAAGGTCCAATTACACCAACAGGCGACAGAGGCGCCGCGACGATCATCGACGCCGTTGGCGAGGGCGCGTATGTGGACGCGGCAACGCTGCGGCCGACCCTGACCTATGTGAACAACGTGCTTTCGTCGTCAGCTTACACGCTATACCCAGCCAAGGACGTCACAAGCCTATTCGCAAACGCAGGGTATTCTGGTCAAGCTGTCTACAACTGGTCTGAT